GGTTTTTTTTCATCATCGATATGTATATATGTTGCTTTGGCTATTGGTTTTTTTAGTTTCTTTAATTTATCACTATCTGTCTTCGATAATGATTTTATATTTTTTATTTCATCAATGTCCATTATTATTAATAGATATATTTTATTTATTAATAACGGTAGATATTAAAATCTAAATTATTATTATAGTAAGTATGTTTTCATTGAATAAAGGAAGACCAATAGCAAAGATAGTAGGAGGTAAACTAAATGGTAAAATACTTTACATTTACGATAGTGATAAGTTTCAAGAATCAAGTGACTCAGATGATGATGATCTGAGTTTGTTAGGTAAGGACGTAAAATTAAAAACCGGTAAATTTGAACAATTGCCAAATATAGATACACGAGAGGTATCATATATAGCAGGTCCATCTGGTTCAGGTAAGTCAACATATGCTTCTAATTACATAGAAAAATTTAAAAAAATATTTCCAGAAGGAAACGTATATGTATTTTCTAGACTTAATTCTGATCCCGCATTAGATTCATTAGGTGTAATAAGAATAATGTTAGATGAATCTATTTATCAAGATCCAATAGATATCCAAACAGAAATTCCAGATTATTCACTTGTACTATTTGATGATACAGATACGATACAAGATAAAAAAATAGCACAAGCTGTTAGTAAACTTAAAAATGATATATTAGAAACAGGACGTCATAAAAATATATATACTCTTGTTACATCTCATTTAGTTAACGGCAATGATAGAAAAGATACTCGTACAATAATGAATGAAATGCATACATTAACAGTATTTCCTAAATCAGGTGCTGCACATGCAATAGATTATGCATTAAAAAATTATTTTGGATTACCTAAAAATGTTATTAAGGATGTACTTGGTAGCGATAGTAGATGGGTAACATTATTTAAAAATTATCCAAATATTATAATGAGTGATAAGCGAGCATATATTCCTTCCTAATAATATAGATATGGAAAAGTTCGAAAAAATAATACAAAAAAATAAAGAGAAAGCATTATCTAACCGTGAAGTTCTTAATTTAGTAAATAATAAAGCAAATTTATTACTTTATAAAGATTTACACAATTTTAATAACATAGATGAAGTACTTGGACCTCATCAAGCATGTTTCTTATTGTATGAATCTAAAAAAAACTTCGGTCACTGGTGTTGTGTATTTAAAATAGATAATAATACAATAGAATTTTTTGATCCATATGGATATTTTGTAGACGATGAACTTGATTTTATACCTGAAAATTTTAGAAAAATATCAAATCAAGATTATCCGCATTTATCATATTTGTTATATAAATCACCTTACATGTTATCATACAACGAACATAATTTTCAAGAGCTTGCTAAAGGTGTCAATACATGTGGAAGATGGTGTGCATTGAGAATGATATTACGCAATTACACATTGGAAGAGTTTCAAAAAATATTTAATAAAATAAACGGAGACGAATTAGTAACATTATTAACACTTATTTAATAACTTATCTAATGTATAGATATAATGGAATCCGATAATATATACGTTAATGTAGTAATTAATCACGATGAAGGAAAAGGAAATGAACCAACGTTTGCAACTTATAACGTAACTAAAACACAGCCATTTGTAGATAAAGCATGTGATTATTATGCTTCAATAGTAAGATTTACAATACCGCTAAGTGAGGTACCGTTATTTATTATGCCTATGAGATTAGGGCAACCAGGACCAGTAAATCCTAATTTAACACCATTTATTATTGGTATAAATTTTAATGGTGTTGATTTTATGCAAAATATAATTTATGTACCAGGTAATTCATTAGCTGCTCCACCTCAACCTAATCCAAATGTACAAAACATATCACCATATTTTTTCTGCTATAGTTTTTATGATTTGATAAATATAATCAATACAGCATTAAATAATGCATATGTTTTGTCAGGAATTGCAGCATTACTTCCAGGAGTTCAAGCACCTTTCTTTTCATTTGATGCTGCGACACAACTTATATCATTGGTTGCACATACATCATTTACTCAAATATTTGCACCACTTGTAGCAAAACCAACTATTGTTTGGAATACTGATTTACAAAGTTACTTGCAAGCATTTAAAATGCGAAATTTGCAATTTAATTCTTTGATAGGAAAAGATTTTCAAATGATATTAGATGTGAATCCTGTTTTCCCAGATAATACACAAGGATATGCATTATTTGGTACTGCTGCGACAAATCCTCCTACATATTTTAAATATACGCAAGAATATCCAACATTAAATAATTGGATATCATTACGTAAGCTATTGATAACATCAAATACTTTACCAATTTTTAAAGAAATTGTACCTGTATCATCAACAGCTGATACTGGTCAATTCATATCATTCCCAATTTTAACGGATTTCGTTCCTGCAATAGAAGTAGCTGGTCAATCAAGATCGATTGCGTATTATAATCCAACATCCCAATATAGGCTCGTTGATTTAATAGATAGGGGTGCTATTTATAAAATAGATATAAACATATATTGGGAAGATAAACAAGGCAATATTTATCCATTGAATATAGCTAGATACCAACAAGCATCTTTAAAACTAGGCTTTTTTAGAAAATCTTTGTATAAGAGCCCATTAAAACTTTAATTATAATCTAATCTATAATTATATTATAATGTCTTTGTCATATCAACCGTTAAATGTTGTCGCAGTTAGAGATCCACGAACTAATGTTCAATCGCGTCGTGATTACGCAGTTTTAAGAGGAGGTCAACAAGTTAGTTATAAATCATTTACTACAAATAGTGTCAGTCAAAGTTCTATCCAATTTTCAGCACCTCCTCCTTCTGGTGGAATTATTGTTGATCGTAAAGTTTCTTTAACATTACCAATTCGTCTTACATTTACAGGACCTGGTACAAATACTACAAATCTTATTCAATCTAATAGGGATGCGCCGCGAGCATTTCCATTATCAAATATTATTGATACTCTTCAAGTATCAATTAATAATAATTCTGTATCAATTAATTTGTCAGATATTATTCAAGCATTGATGCGATATAATGTCGATGGTGCACTTAAAACTGGTGATTATTCAATGACTCCTTGTTATCAAGATCAATCACAAAATTATAATGAATTGGTTGGTTCTGTTAGAAATCCATTATCTTCTTATGGTGATTCGAATGATACTAATGTTCAAGGTAGAGGAGGATTTCCTTATACTATTGTAAGTAATTCTCCAACGGCAGCTGTTGTCGATATTGTTATAACTGAATGGTTATTTTTAAGTCCTTTCTATTTTGGACTTGGTAATGGTTCCGGATTTGTAAATGTTAATAGTATGGATTTCAATTTTACATTTTTGTCAAGTGCTGGTAATAAATTATGGTCTCATGATAACTCCCTAGGTACAAATGTTATTTCTTCTATCAATGCTACATATAATGGATTTAGTGCACCCGCATTTTCATATTCAGAAAACCAACCTAAATTAAACTTTATTTATATTTCTCCAAATGATTTGCAGATTATTCCTAAAAATATGCCAACTACATATCCATATTTTCAAGTTGATAGATTCCCTACTGACTCACAAAATGCTGTTGCTGCATTGGCAACTACAGTTATTACATCAAATAATATTCAATTAAATAGCGTACCTAGATGTATGTATATTTATGCGAGAGCAAACAATACTTCTTTAAATAATTCACCAAATTTACCAGATGTATTTTTCTCAATTGAAAGAATATCAATCCAATTCAATAATTACCAAGGATTGCTCAGTCAATGCAGTAAATTTCAATTGTATCAAATTTCTACAAAGAATGGATGTAATTTGTCGTGGCAACAATGGGCAGGAGATGCAGTATATCAAGTAGGATCAACCGTAAATAGATTGGCTGGAGTTGGATCAGTATTAAAAATTGAATTCGGAACTGATATTGGTTTGAATGATTTGGAAGCTCCTGGTATCAATGGACAATTCCAATTGCAAATGGATGTTACTGTTAGAAATTGTAATTTAACAACTGCAATTACACCAACATTATTTATTGTACCAATTTATGAAGGTACGTTCACTATTGAACAATTGGGATCTTCTATTAATCAAGTTGGAGTTATTTCCAAAACTGATGTATTAAATGCGCGACAAGCTCCGTTCGTTGATTATCAAGATGTCCAAGATGTAAATGGAGGTAACTTTTTTAGCTCACTTAAAAACTTTGGTCAAAACTTATTGACAGGACTAAAAGATACGAAAGCGATTTCTAATGTTTTAGGACAAATACCAAATCCGTATGCACAAATAGGATCACAGGTTGCAAGATCTGTTGGTCTAGGTGAAGATATGGATGAAATGGAAGGCAATGGGGTCTTAGTGGGAGGTAAAATGTTCACTAGAGCACAACTCAAAAGGCGATTAAAGTATTAAAATTATTACTAATAATTCTAATATTTTCCGAAATAATCACCAGTAAGATTCTTCATTATTCCTGGAGCGAAGTTTTCTAACTTCATCTTATTTTCAATACCTAATTTAGCAAGATCGTAACCATCTTCTTTTTTATATTTATCATAACATGCTATAGCTTTTATATCTGCATCACGAATCATTTTTGCCTTAGTGACAGGATTAGATTGTTTAGACGCTTCTAAATATGCTAAATCATGCTCTTTCGAACATGCATCAATATCATTGTAAGGTGCATAATTTCTTACATATTCAAGATCAATTCTAGTACCAGGACCAGTAAAATTATGTTTTGGTAAATGATATTCACCATCTAATAATGGTCTCACTCGTGGATAGAACTGTTTACGATATTGATTTAATATGTTTTGATATAGACCTTCTCCTACAATATAATTATTGCTCATTAATTTAATAAATTCATTTTTCACAATATTTGCAAGATCATTATTTTTTTGATATGCTTCAATTTTTGGGATTGCTTCAGATATTAGTTTAATATCAACAATATTTTTTTCAGTTTTTGGTTGTACATTTCTTGATAATAATCTTGCATTTAATGATTCTAATTCGCTAATTATTAAATCATTAATTATACAATCAATTATTTTGTTAAAATCATATGTTTTTCCAACAACAAGTTTAATACAATTTTTAATTACCGGATCATGGATGACATTTACTGTACGACCTTTTCGTTTTGGAACTTTATTAATATCAATTATCATATCGTAAGTTTTTAAAATTAGCTTCTTTAATTTTTCTATTATATCTTCTAATTCTTGATCACTGGATATTAATAATTTACTTAAACTTTTTTCTATTTTTTCTACTTGTTTATTATATTCTTCTATTGTTTTAATATTACTCACACCTTCCGATACTTCCTGTTTTTGCGGAGGAATATTTTGTACAGGGACATTAACAATTACTTCTTTAGGTTCTTCTTCAACTGCGATAGTAATATCTGATGGTTTCTTTTCTGGTTCGTCGACGACAAATTCAGGTATTTCTTCTTCAAATTCAGGTATTTCTTCTTCGGACGCTGTTAAGTTAGGCTTTATTTTTTTTTTAAATTTTTTATTTCTGTAGAAATATCCTTTAAAACCTTATCTTGCGCGGCATCATTAAGACCATAATATTCAAGTTGTTCCTTTAATCTTCTAGCTTTTTCGTAATCGGCAAATGAAAGTTTTTGTTTTTTTCCTGATTTTTCAGGGCATCTTGCATAAAATTCTCTTAATTCAGCTGGTGTTTTTAGATTACTGAGAACAGTATCGGTACAATATTTTTCCTCAATAAATTTTTTTTCTGGATCACCGAGTTCGGATTCTTCTAATTCTTTTTGTATTTTAAGTTGTTTTAGTTGTCTTTCTAAACTTTTTATTGAATCTGCACCTCCTCTTACTTTTCTACGTTTTGGCGCTCTACACGCATTTAAACATCTTTGGAGTGCTGACATAGCCATTCTTTTTTTAGCGGGTTTTCTTTTCTTAGAAGATTTAGATCCAGCCATTCTTTTTGCAGCTACAGGCAAAGAAACACCTGTTTTACGCATATATGCAGCTACCTTCTTATTAAAAGCAGATGGTTTTTTCTTTTTCATTCGTCGCTTTCCGCCAACGAGAACACCTCCGACAGAAACACCATTTCCGTAAGGCATATCGCAATCGCATTGGCATCCGCCTTCTTGCATAATTTTAGATTCTAGAATTTGTCGCATTCTATTTTCCATCATGATATCTTCTAAATCCATTGTTATATATTTATATATAAGATTTAAAGTTTTAATCTTGCCATTATATATATGAGTATCGCAAACATAACACCTGGCAATAATACACGTACAGATCTACTGTTGAATGATGTAAGTGGTAATATACTAAATTTTGATAGATTAAATGTTAATACTCTCGTTAGTAATACATTAGCATTAAACCAAGTTGGATCATTCAATGTTCCATTACCATCACAAGTAGGATTTAATAAATTTAATGGTGATGGTAATTTATACATAGATCAAGGAGCAACATCTACAGCAGGATTTATTTTCCGTAATAATAATGGTGGGACAATATTATTAAGTATTTTAAATACTGGAGTTCTATTTCCGACAGTTGGAGGTACCCCTACAGCATTTAATTATTATGAACAAACAACTTTTTCTACTACATTTACAGGAGGTACCTTTACATCAGGATCAATTATTATTGGATTTATCAGAGCTGGTAGTGTAGTTACAATGACAATAAATGGTTTCAATGGTGCTGCAACAGCATCTATTACAAATAATACAGCAATACCAGCAAGATTTCGTCCTGCATCAAATCTTGGATTCACTGTACAAGGATTAGATGCAACTGTACAAGGACCAATATTATTATCTTTATCAACTGTTGGTTTTATAACATTGTCTAGATCTAATGGTACTGCATTTTCATTGGGTAACTCAGGTATAACAACTACATCAATAACATATCCGATAATATAAATTAAAATATTAATATATAATATATGAGTAATATTGGCCTTTTTCAAAATGACGCACCAATTGCAAATGATTTTAATTTTAGTAACACTTTCAATGTTTCGTTTACAGGAGCATTTAACAGTGGTGTTGTTACATTCCGATTTCAAAAAATAGGTAATACTATAGTATTGAGAATTCCTTCGATGCAAGCTGTAGCAACTGCAGCTGCTGTACAAAATGCATCTGTAGCCATAGATGCCATTTTTAGACCATCTACTAACATAACTTTATATGTTCCCGGAGTTAACAACGCAGTTGCTCAAGCAGTTAGAATGAACATATTAAGTACCGGATTTATTACATTTGCTACTCTTGCGAACGGTACTTTTACGAATGCTGCTTTATGCGGTAATGAAAATACTGTAGTTACCTACACATTAAATTAATATTAATTTATCTAGATTAGATAATTTAATATTTGTAATCAAAACCTCCTAAACGACTCACTATTGTGTAAGCCATTCTAGATGTAATAAATCGATTATCTTGAGTACACCAATGATATGAATCTAATGTCATACCTTGCGCTTCGTATATATTAAGACAATACCCAAGCCTAAAATTAGCTTTGAAAGCAGCTTTTGATATTCGTAATTCGAAATTATCTTCAAAACCTTCTGCTTTCATTATGTATGTACGATCTTTCTTATTTTTAAGACCACGCACTTGGACTATTTCTAGTCTCATGTGATTAAATATTTTATGAGATTGTAGGAATTTATTTGATGTAGCAATATATTTAACACCTTTGTTGTATTGTTTTAATTTTAGGCTTTTCAATATGTGATTATTATATGCTAGTCTAGTTTTAAATGCAGCAGCTCTTTCAGTTCTATAGCAAAGAGCTACTTGAGCACTTTTTAATTTAGTTGAATATTTATTCACAACATCAATTGGATCAATCTTTCCTTTTATGATTTTGTCATAAAATTCTGTACTAAAATTATTTCTACGATTGGTGTAAGATGTATCTATTTCATTAAAAATAAAATTCAGGTAACTCTCATTACAAAATTCTCTAGTTTCGTTTACTGGTAATAATTGTTTAAAGTCACCAAAACATTCATATGAATAACCTAACATACATAACGCGTATAAGAAATTATGTTGTGCTGAATCACACATACCTATCTCATCAAAAATTATGTATTTTTCTTTAGGTAACATAGATTTAAATGTAAACTTATGAATAATCTCACAATTTAAACCTAATTTTTTACACTCAACCAATGCTTGATGTGTGGGCGCAACAATTAAATAATCAATCTTTTCTTTTTTAAGTCTTGGAATGATCTCATTAATTATTTTATATGTTTTACCACCTCCAGCGTATTGGTTATGCAGTTTTCTTACTGCGTTTGGATTTAATTTTACTGGTTCTAGAATTTTATCATAAATTACGTGTTCGTTATCTAATTTTTTATTATTCACCTTCGGAGAATAATCGTAACCTTTCCAGCCTTCGAAATTTTCAGGATCAAGTCCTTCAGGTAATTTACCTTTGAAAATTATCGCATCTGTTTTTATTTCGAGTATTTCCTCCGGTTTAATATCCAAATATTTTATTTTGTTATAAATAAGTTCACGTAATTTATTTTTAATTTGGATATTTATTGGTAACATATTTTGACAATCAGCATAAACTGTAGAGTGATCGAAATATAAATCGTTTCTTCCGATATCGTAGCAACAACCTTCTTCCATATATTTATTTACTGTTTCTGGATTACAGATACCAGAATATGTAAATTTTTCTTTCACTCTGAAACTCTTTTCGAATTTACCAATATGTACTACCATAATTTGTTTAAATGTTTTTTCATCCAGATTTTTGTAGCATAAATCTAAAATATTTTTATAATAATTATATTTCGGTGCACATTCATATTCTTTTGAAATTTTCATTTCTACACCATATTCCAGTGCTTTTTTAACATGTGAACCTGGATATAATTCTGTATATGGAATAAGTATCGTCCATTCTTTAGGAATACATTCATACAAATAATAATCTTCGATATCATCAATTTTCGGATTAACATCTAAAACTGTAATAGAGTCGCGTCTACTATCATGTACAATGAGATTATCTAACATTGATAAAGCACTTGGATATGCTTTATTTTTATCAATACATACGATATCACTAAAATCGTACTTGAAAGTTTTTCCACCGTAATGTATTTTTACAGTTTTAAATTCTGGATCAATGCTTGAAGAAGCTTTGTATGTTAGTGGTGCTGACTTATTTAATTTACCGTAAAAGAACGATTTTAATGATGATGATGACATTTCTTTTAATAAAATTTCTGGAATGTCATGTATTCTACTATGTGGATATCTTGACATAGTATTTTCAAATCCACATTTATCATAAAATCGTTTGCATTTATCGTAGTCACTATTAAAAATAAATTTTTTATCTTTCAATTCAAACGATTTTATATGTATTAATTCATCAGAATCATTTAGTGATTTATCTTTAACCGTTCTTATCGGTACGATTTTAATATTAAATGGTGCAATTTTTCTATTTACACATTTATCCAATAATTCTTTACCTTCACAATCATGTTTAATGATAATATTTTTATCACTTTTAATCTTTGTTGGTGGTCTCTGTTTATATGTTGGATAAACGTGACCACAAAATAATATAAAGTGATGTGTTGAATTATTTACTTTGAAAATAGATTCATCAGTGATTTTACCATTTACATTATAAAATTTATAATTTATTGTATTCCTTTTTAAGAAATCAGCAAAATCCTTAATTTTAACACCATGTTCAGTTTCATAATTTTTAATATCGAAATATAAATCAGGTAGATATCTAGATACATAAGATAAAACACAAGAATCCCCGTTATCATTCTTGTAATTATACATAATGTTAGCATATCCAATTAATTCAAATTCGTTATTAAAATCAGAAATATATCCATCCTCGAATGTACCTAAGATGTTATCATCAGTAAAGTTATCTTTAAACTTACTTTTATCCTTTTTTCGTCTACCGGCATTTCTATTTGTCTTTAATGGTATAATATCCCAACATACTAAACTTAATTCTCTCATTTCATCTTCGTAATCTCTAACAAAATTAACTGAATAGTTCACTATATCTTTTAATTTACCGGAAAAAACGATTGTTTTTTCCCTTAATTCAACTTGATCTGGATCAGGTTTGTTATCTTCATATAACTTTTTCATAGCCGGGTCTGGTTTGTAATTTTTTAAGAATTCTTCTCTCCGTGCAAGTTGTTCTGCAGTAAATTCTTCTCCAGGATAATCATCATATGGATCATAAGTTCCATCATATATTCCCAATATTTTTTCTCTTTTTTCGTTATTATCACCGATAAATTTTAATTTTATTCTTCCATTTTTATACTGAATACTATCCTCACCATATTTTTCTTTTAGTTGTTTTAATTTTTCATATCTTTTCTCATCATATTTATCTAAAACCAAATACATTTTGCTATCTATGGAATGCAAACCAGAATTAGGATAAAAAAACATCTTAATACCAATAACTAGATCTTTAACTTCATCTGTTGGATCCAACCCTTCTACAACAAAATATTCATTCTTACCAAATTTAATATCGTCTAGATCATCAACTATTATTTTTTTATTTGGAATTTGCTTAACACCAAACTCTTTTCTTAAATCAATTTTTAAATTTTTATTTTTTAAATTGTATGATGTTTTAATTCTTGTTTCATCATTACCATATTGATCTTTTTTTGTATCTATTACAAAACGTGTAACATTTACATTTTTTTCTTTTTCAAGTTGTTTTGCTTGAATACGACTAATTTTTAATTTTCTTTGCAATACTTTGATATCATCGTAAAAAACTCTTTTACCATCAAAAACAACAAATTTTTTCGCTGTTTTACTTCCAGCATTTTTTTTCATAAATGCTTTCTTCTTAGCATTTTTTGCATTCTTAGCATTCTTAGCATTCTTAGCGTTTTTAGCATTTTTCTTAGCGTTAATTTTCATTTTATATATATCTAATAAATATTTTTTTTCATGAAGCGACGCGAAGCCAGAAAACATATATCAGACACAACAAAAAAATTATATGTATCCTTATCTTATTATTTTTTAAAATAATAAGTTGCACAGT